GACGGCATATAAGCTTCACGGGTTGCTCAAGACAGGCGATGTCAAGACGGAGAATACATACAATGACAACCGCTTGCTTAACGTCAACGCCAACGATAGCCAGTCAATGCTTGGACTCTGCGACCGCATAGACGCACTTAACGATAACCTAAAGCAAGCAAGGGCTCGTCGTGAAGTAGCGATAGAGCCTTAAACAATGAGTGCTACATAGTGGGAGTGTGTGTCAGCAAAATGTGGGGAGGGGTCGAAGGTTCTGGGGGGGTAACCCTCTCTTACCCTACTATAATTTTTTACGAAATTACTTTTTTTAACCAAAGGAGGCAGTATGAGCAACTATAATTCAGATTGTGCTAATTTTTTAGTAGATACTGGAACAATGGAAAATACAAGTACAACTGGGGATTTTTTAACAAATGATTATCCTTTTTGGACTTATCCACAGATAAATGATTATTACCATAATTGGTGGTATCCAACTTATAATATACAATATGAAAAAAGCAAAGTTGATATAGCATTTAAGGTAGTTAAGAAGTTAATGGATAAGAAACTATTAGCAAAGAAACTAACAGTTAAACAGTTTATTGATTTAGTTCATGAGATAGCTCAAGAGTTTTAAGTTGTCGCCGTAGAATAATTTTTAATTTTATGAAAATGGTTTTTTAACCGAAAGGAAAAGTACAATGAAAAAGGAATTCTTTGCTGGTAAATTTATTATTGATGCAGAAGATATAAAAGGAGTTAGACTTCTTGAAATAATTAAATGTATTGAGGAACAGTATTGTTAAGTTATGCCTAACGAAACTCCAAATGTACCAGCTACACCTCCAAAGTCTCAAGGGCAACGGCTCTATGAGAAACTATCAGAGTCACCAATGCTCTGGGGCTACTATTATCTACCCAAGCATTTCTCGGTAAACTCTCCAGACTTTCACCTTGACCTAATCAATGATGCTCTGGAGTATGAGTATTTAGCCATAGCGGCTCCTCGAGGAAGTTCTAAGACAACTATTCTCGGTTTCCTCTACCCATTTCACTGTATCTCATTTCAAAAGAAACACTTTATTGTTATACTCTCCAATACCTTTAGCCAAGCCTCAATGCTAATGAACTCTATTAAGATGGAGATTAAGGAGAACCAGAAGTTACACAAGGACTTCCCTATTGAGATAACCAAAGACGCAAGTGATATAAGTATCTTCCGTCATAGAAGTGGTTTTGAAACTATGATAATGTGCAAGGGTGCAGAACAAGCAGGTACTATAAGAGGTTCTAAGTTTGGTGCTTACCGCCCCGACCTAATCCTCGTAGATGATGTAGAAAATGACGAATTAGTCCGTTCACCAGAACGCCGATATAAACTCAAGGAAGATTATGACAACGCTGTTATCCCAGCAGGTGATATAGGTACACAGTACATAGTAGTAGGGACTATAATGCACGATGATGCACTCTTAGCCAAGTTAGTTTCCAAAGACAGCTACAAAGAATACCACAAGGCAATATACAAAGGGCTGTATAAGGATAAAGCAACAGGAGAACTATTCTCTTTATGGGATGAGAAATACCCAGTAGAGAAATTACTCCAAATGATGAAGGACAAACCCACTACCTTTGCTCGTGAGATACAAAACAACCCCGTAGCAGGTTCAATGGCACGCTTTAAAAAGGAGGACTTCCGTTACTGGCGAGTTGACAACCTCAACTATGTCTTATTCGATACAGAGGGTAACATAGTATCCAAAGGAAATCTCAACAGTTGCAAAGCAGCCATATCCGCTGACCTTGCGTGGTCAGAACGAAAGGAAGCGGACGATACAGTAATACTTCCAGCTTTCCTAACTCCTAATAATGAAATACTAATAGAAACATATATTAATAAGAAGGGTATGAGACCTGATGAATTCATAGACATAATATTCAATATGGTAACACGACTACGTAGTCTCACCAATACTTCCGTTCCTCTTGGACTTGAAAAAGCTATGTTAGAGAGAGTTTACCAAAGTATGTTGCGTAAGGAAATGGGTAAGCGTGGTTATTACTTTCCAGTAAAGGAACTCAAGTGGGAGTCAGATAAGATTACTCGTATTGAAACTGTCCTCCAACCTCGCTATGCTCAACACATAGTCTTTCATAAACAAGGTATGGGGGATTTAGAACACCAATTACTCCGCTTCCCCTCTGGTGCTCACGATGATTTACTTGATGCTGCCAAAGGAATATGTGACTTACTCCAATACCCCAAGAGTACCAAATCCTCAACCTCTGTCCAATCCGAAGACCCAGGCTTTGACTACCTCCGAAAACTCGTCATAGACTCCAAGAAACGCCACCCACGAACCTTTACAGGATTTAAAAAAGGTAAGTTTGAAATTAAGTCAATCCCCTCTTGGAGATAGTACTATATATACTACTATACCTTGACTTATAATACAACATAATGTATAATTTGTAATGAAAGAGGTAGCTCCTTTTTCCTTAACTCCTTATTGTGCACAATCAATAGGGGGTTTTTCTTTTAAATAGGGGGAGTCACACTGATGACTCCCCTACCAAACCAAAAGGTTATTATGGCAGATAAGATACCAAAGGAACAATTAGTAGCCCTCAAAAATCAAATCACAATGTCAAAGAAGTTCAATGAAGAGGAACTTCAACCAATCATAATAGAATCATTAAATCGTTATACAGGTAAGCATATACCAGACATAGCAGTTAATTGGGATATAATTCTTAATGAAATCTACCCCATAATACAATATCATCTCCCAACCATATTCTTCCGCACTCCTCGTACCTTTATGAAGCCACGCACCAAGACTTTCATAGTTAAGAAGCGAGACCCTGTAAGTGGTAAAATGGTAGAGATGCAACAGGATGCTCAAAAATCAGCAACTACCCAAGAACACATACTCAACTATCTCCTATCCCAAATAGGTTACAAGGATGAAACCCGTAAGGTTCTTTTAGACGCCCTCCTCTTTCCCTATGGCGTCCTCTGGCACGGATACAAAGGGGACTTTGGTATGACCGAAGAGCAATCTATGGTCATTAAAAACGAACAAATCTTTATCAAGCGTATCCCCCTTATGCGTTTTATCAAAGACCCCTCTGTATCTATGTCCAACCTTTCCGAAGCCCAATGGGTAGGTAGGTTAATTGACATACCACTACAAGACTTAATAGAAGATGATAAACTTGATGTTGATAAAACTATCAAAGGTTTCAAAGGGTTTGGTCAAAAGATAGGTTCTAAATCAACCAACAACTACCTTGACGCAATAAAGAACCCACAACCTAATGATTTCATAGTAGCGGATAAACTTCTCAAACCATTACTTGATGTTACCTCTAAAGATTTCCAGAACTCCCAATCCTCACGCTATGTTAGAGTAGCTGAGGTTTATCTACGCCCAACTAAGAAAGAGCGTAGAGAGGGCAAGAAAGGTAAGATACTATTAATAACAGATGAACAGGTTAAGCCCTTACGAGTAAACGATTGGACTATCAAAGCAGAAGGTTTCCCTTGTAAAATCCTTGCTTTCAATGATGTACCTGATGCTGAATTTGGTATGGCGGATATAGATACTTACAAATCCATAGCTGACCAGAAGAACGCTATAACTAATCTTCAACTTCGCAACGCCAAAGATAACACTAAAGTATGGGTAGGATTATCCAAAGAAGGTGCTGATGAAGAAGATATAGAGGCAGTTCAAAAGGGAGACAATACCATAGTTAGGTTTGAGAGCGGTAATGTGAAAGACCGTATGTATGTAGCCTCCCCTGGTGGCGGTGCTTCCAATGAACTCTATATGGTTACCAATGGTATCCAACAAAACCTTGAGGAGAAATCAGGAGTAACTGACCTCAAGAAAGGCGTGTTAAAGTCAGGAGAAGAATCTAAGTTCTCTGTCCAACAACGCTCTATGGGTGCTTCAGCTCGCCCAGCCTATCGTCAAGACTTAATGACTGATTTCCTAAAAGGTTCATTCCTCTATCTCAACCAACTAAACAAACAGTTTATGACAGTAAAAGATGCTGTACGTGTTATGGGAACACTTGATATTGAATGGTCAGAGAACCCAAGTAAGGAAGAAATCCAAGCTGATGTAGATATAGAGATAGATGTTATTAGTATGTTACCTGAAGACCCACAGAAAGAGATACAGGAACTTCAAACTGTCCTTTCTCTAATGATTAATAGTATAGCAGACCCAGCAATTTCAGCTAAGATAGCCAAGGAAGGTTATACTACCAACATAGCACCTGTGGTTGAGCAATTACTTACCCGTCTAAAAATCAAAGACCCTGATATATTCCGTAAGTTAAAACCAGAGGAAAGTGAGGGTTATGTATCTGTTCAGCAAATGCAACAGGCACAAGCTAACATACAAGCAGTTATACAAAATCAGCAACCCCCATCTCCACCTCAAATGGAAGATGACCATAGAGCAAAGGTAGCTGTGTATGCACCGATAGTCCAACTCCTTACCCAAATGGGTCAGCAACAGACACAGGCAGTGCAACTCCTTACCCAACTAATCCAAGTTCACCAAGCTATGATAGCGGAGTTAGAGAAGAAGAACGCAAGACCTAATAAACCAGTAAACTTACAAAAACCAAGTGTGGTGGGTGTCTAATGG